CCCGACTTCTTTACCCATGTTCTTTCCGTTCATCCATTTGTTCAATGAAATCATGAATGTAGAGTAGCGATCTTTAGGGTTGTGACGGCGCTTGAACTCTGCGAATGCTTTGATCTTTGGTCCCCTCACAACAGCCCAATCAACGTGATAGGCCATTGTGAGTTTCACAAAATCCGCTTCCCAGCAATCTTTGAGGATTTTAGAGACGCGGATTTCGTTAGAGAGATCCTTCGGGCTCTCGTAGAGCGGTCTCATCAGAAGGGAATATCTTCGTCAAGCTCTTCTACGCCACCTCCGGTGTAAGCAGCAGCACTACGACTCTTCCACTCCGGTGACCCTTCGATCTTTGCCCGTAAGTAGTCGGAGAACGTCGCAAACAACTCCATATCTGGCGAGTCGATTGAGAAGATCTTGGGATCATTGAAGTATTGCGGCATACCGCTCTTCTTGACTACCGCAGGCACCGGGGTAATGGCATTAATGTTTGAATACTCTTTGCCGTCCGAGCCGGGCGTCTTAATCACGCTAATCATTCCCCAAACTCCCAAAAGATTCTTGAGTTCAAACCCCTTGAGTTCCTCAGGGGTGAAGGCTTTGCCACGCCACGACGCTAGGTCCTGACGCAAGCGAGACTTCTCGCCGATCGATAGGGTGTAGTTCTTCGAGATAGACATTGGCTCGCCAGCACGAGTAATCAGGGCAAACCCATTCTCATCGTCTCCGTGAACCTCAAACTGAATCATCACCTTGCGCTGGTGCTTAACTTGCCCAAGGTAGGTGGACTCTTGTGTGCCGAGATCAACGATTCTGTAGCACCGGGCGAGGTGGGTTCCTTCTGGCACTGGCTTGAAGGTCGATTCGCTTCCTGCTGTCGCAATTAAACTCATATGTAACTCCAACGGTTTCTAAGATCACTGTTCTCCTGACGCCGGACTTGGCGAGCAGGATCCAATCCTCTTCAGAGGCTCGGTCATTCTCGGCCCGGTGATAGGCCATCAAGGCTTCAAACGGATCAATCATGGAACCTCCTAAGAGTGATCGCACTCTAACACCGAAAAGAAAAAGTTACAAGAACTTGTTCACAGAAGAAAATCTCGTGTAAGATGAAGTTTCACAAGGAGGAAGGGTGATGACACTCGAACAGTATTTTTCTGACAAGCACCGGGGCGCTAAGACCGATCTAGCACGGGAGCTTGGGATCACGCTGCAATGGATGATTGCCTTGACCGCCGGACGCGAGGTCCCATCGGCCACGTTAGCGATTGAGATTGAGCGCAGGACCGGGGTCAGCCGCAAAGTTCTCAGGCCTGACTTGTTCGGGGACGTGATATGAAATGGTACAAATTTGCTGCGGCTGAGTACCAGATTAAGACCATCCATCTATCGGATGCAGAGGACCTTGCGTATCGCAGACTGCTTGACATGGCTTATTTGAGCGAGAAGCCGATCCCGTTAGACACGAACCTTGTTGCTCGGAGGGTGCGGATTGATCAGGACATAGTTGAGCAGGTTCTCAGCGAATTCTTTGAGAAAACGGAGTCTGGTTACCGCAACCGTAGGGTCGAGGAAGAGGTGCTGGCATACCAAACCATCATCGAGCGGAACCTTAAAGGTACGAAGGCAGCCGCAGAAAAAGCGGCAGAACGTGCCGCACAAGGCGTCAAAAGGAGATCACCGCGAACCTTAATTGAACCAACAAGGAACCATGATGGAAACCTTGAAGGTTCGTCAGAAAGTAGTGTTGCGAACCTTGAAGGCATCCAGAATAAGAATAAGAATATATCCCCCTTACCCCCTTCCGGGGGTTTCGACCGCTTCTGGAGCATCTGGCCAAGCTCACCCCGCAAGGTAGGCAAGGCAGCCTGCTTTAAGACGTGGGTCAAGCACGGGATGGACGAGCACTGCGATCGAATCGTGTCTCACGTCTCACGGCTTAAGGGGACCACGCAATGGCTAACGGGATTTGAGCCTGCGCCGCAGACCTACCTCAACCAAAAACGGTGGCTTGATGACGAGGTTGCAACCACCGCCCTGCCCTTCGGGAGAAAAGTGCTATGAGAGCCTCTACAACGTGTTTTCTTAACGGGGGGCTACTCAGGTATCAACCCACGCCTGATCGCGTCTCCTGCGTCGATCTAAGTGCCGTGGAGGGCATATGAACCCCAAGGACATCCTGAGCAGGCTCTCCCAAGTGCGGGGACGGGGTGAATCGTGGACGGCAAGGTGTCCGGCTCACGACGACAAGTCACCCTCGCTGGCGATCCGGTTCAAGCCTGACGGGCGGGTGCTGATGCACTGCTTTGGTGGCTGTCCCGTTGACGAAGTTCTCGGGGCGATCGGTCTTGACATCAACGACCTGTTTGATGACGGCCCGGTCCAACGGGGGGAGCAGGTCAAGCCAGCGTTCTATGCGACTGATTTACTTAGAATTATTTCTGTAGAAAGCCTGATCGTAGCTCTCTCAGCGATTGATATGTCTAATGGAAAACCCCTAAGTCCAGACGACTTAGAAAGACTTAAACTAGCGGCAGAGCGAATTTTAGAAGCAACTCGTTATGCGTGATATTGAGCAGAAAGCTAGGGACTTAGACGCGGCCCGGAAGGTGCGGCTTGTGAAGTCTGGTGACATTGACATTGAGAAGTGGGCCAAGGCGCAGGACATTGGCCAGCACGTTAAGGATCCGATCGGCTGGCTGCTTGAGATTGCTGATGATTACGAGCGCCCTGAGCGCAGCGTAAAAATCACGATGCCTTGGTTGAAGACTCACGGTTCGTTTGATTTCCGACCCGGCGAGGTAACCATCTACGCTGGCTCCAACGGTGGGGGTAAGTCTCTAGCAACTGGTCAGATTGCGTTAGGTTTGATCAAGCAGCGCCAGAAGGTTTGTATCGCATCGTTTGAGATGAAGCCTAAGCGGACCCTGACGAGGATGCTCCGTCAATTCGCCGGGTTGAACTTTGAGGTTCCGGGGTTCGGGCTTGTGGACAAGGTTGCCAAAGCCTGCGTTGACTTTTCAGTTTGGTCCGAGGGGTGTCTGTGGCTGTACGACCAGCAAGGGTCTGTGAATGCCCGTCAGGTAGTAGCGATGGCTCGGTACTGCGCTGTAGAACTTGGGATACAGCACGTCTTCATCGACAGCTTGATGAAGTGCGTAAGTGCGGAGGATGCCTATAACGAGCAGAAAGGTTTCGTTGATGAACTCTGCGCGGTGGCCAGAGATCACAGCATCCACATTCATTTGGTCCATCACATTCGCAAGGCATCGAGCGAGCAGGTGATGCCTAACAAGATGGACATCAAGGGCTCTGGGTCAATAACAGATCAGGTGGATAACGTGTTCATCTGGTGGAGAAATAAGAAGAAGGAGCGAATGATTCAGGCCGGAGACAACGCAGAGGTTCTCGCACCGGATGCGATTCTGATGTGTGAGAAGCAAAGGAACGGGGAAGGAGAGGAGTGGTACACGCTCTTTTACGAGCGCGAGAGTCAGCAGTACGTTGAAATCATAAATGCAGGAGCGATGACGTGGAATTAACATTACCTTGGCCGCCGAGCCTAAACACCTACTGGCGGACCTATCAGGGTCGGATGATTCTTTCAGAGAAGGGACGCGCTTATAGGCGTTTTGTTATGGAGCAATGTCTCCTACAGAGGGTGGATACGTTTACTGGCCCGATCTCGATGGAGATCGTGGCGTTCCGCCCAGACAACCGTAAGCGGGACTTAGACAACCTTCTGAAAGCCGTGCTCGATGGAATGGCTAAGGCATTAGTTTACGAGGATGACTCGCAGATCCGGGACTTGCGGATCCGTTGGGGTGACACGATCGGCGGAATGTTGAAGATCAAGATCGAGGAGATGACGTGATTGATCCTAACGACGCCGTTGAATTCATTTTCAAGCAAGGGAAGATCTACGCTAAGGCGAAGGCGGAGCGGATCTATCTTGAGGAATATCGCAAGAGTTTGAAGGCAATCCTGATGAAGGGGAGCCTAGAGAGCGCGGTCAACGCGCAGGAGAGGGATGCGTACAGTCATCCCCAGTACATCACGCTGCTAGAGGGTTTGAAGGCGGCTGTAGAGACAGAAGAGGAAGTGCGCTGGGCGTTGGTCGCCGCACAAGCAAGGATTGAGGTTTATCGTACACAACAGGCGTCAGCACGCCATGAAATGAGGGCTACGTTATGAAAGATCAGGCATGGAGAGATTGGTGGTCAAAGGCTCGCGGTGATGTACGGGTTGGTAACTATGACCCGCGAGAAGAGCACGTTTACAAGGGGTGGTCTGCTGGTTGGGATGAGGCTATGGGCCAATCTCAACTTGAGATTATGCACCTCAAGGCTCAGTTATTGAGAGTCGGGAACCATGAAGGAGCCTACAAGGCTGCCTACTTGGCTGGCCAGATGTCGGTGAAGGAGAAAAAATGACCCACAACTGTCAGCAGTGCCGAGTGAATCCTGCAAGCCACAAGGTTCCAACGGCAACCGGAAAGGGTTTTCGGTGGAAGTGCGAGGCTTGCTTTAAACGACTAGCCCCGAGTGGGTTCAAGGACAAAATAGCATGACTCAAGAATTAGCAGAGGCAATCGTCAACGTATACAACGCTGCGCGTGAACTTCAGAACTTAGCGGCGGAGGGTACTGAATACGAAGTGCTTAAGAAGATGATGGAGATCCGCCAATACTGTATGGAAGGAATACTCGGGGCTACGAAATGAAACACTGCTGGCCCAAAAAACTGTACTACGTTATGTGCCGCTGGGTTGCCGTAAAAAATGGCAGTAGAAACTATGTCCGTACCCCGTCACTGGGCCGTGCGCGGTATTACGCCAAGCGTCTCAAGCTCAAGGTGCGCCAGATTGATGTGCGCGAAAAAGGCAAGAAGGCTTATGTTTTGCAAGGGAGTTGGCTATGACTGACCGCGAACTAACCCAAGAAGAGCTAGAGAAGATGATCATGAAGGTAGCGGGTCACATTGATGCTCAGGGGGAGAAAGTTTCTCTCATACCCAAGTGGCTCATGTACCGCCCAGATGACTTGAAAGCACTTGGGCTTACGCACGAAGATGTTGTTAAGTTAATTAAGGAAAAAAATGCTGGCTAAGATTTTATGCTGGCTATTCGGCCACAAAAACGTCATCAGTTGCATTGATGCTCACTACCGCTATACGCATGATCGGTGCCAGCGGTGCGGTGTTGTTATGCCAATTGGACAACACAAGTTCTACGAGGACTGGTCATGAAGTGTCCTGAATGCTTAGAACCAATGAGAACTAAGGACACAAGACAATGGAGAGACACAAGCAAGGAGTTTGATTGGGTTGAGCGCAGGAGGGTCTGTTCCTTTTGCAATTATCGAGTGATGACAATTGAAATGCCCAAACACATTTGGGACAAATACAGCGAGGGGAATACCGAATGATCGTTAACGGAAAAATAATCAAGGACTGGGACAAGTCTCAGATCTCAACGGCTTACCAGAAGCCTAACCAGTTTCGACTAATCACGTGGGACATGGGCCGGATTCAGGGTTGGTTGCTTGGCCAGAAGCCGTTAGCACGCAACCTGCTTGAGAAGGTGATCAGATGAAAAATTTCTTGTGTTGGCTGCGAGGCCATAGGAACCGTGTGAGTTTTGCAGACCCAGACTATCAACACAGGCACGATGAGTGTGAGCGGTGCGGAATCGTCCTACCTATCGGTTACCCCTACCACAAGTATTACAGGAATCAAGATGTTTAACAGATACGACGACGTTTACAGCGGCGAGTTCTTCAACTCGTTGCTCGATCAGGTCAAGGAACACGGTTACGACTTACTTTGTTATTTGCTGGGAGACGGACAATGAGAGATGAAATAATCGCTGCGCTCCGTAACTCAGGAGAACTGATGTTTACCCAGATCAAAGTGTCTGGTAATCGGAGGGTGTTGGGTAGCTTGATGACGAGGATGTGTGCTGAGGGTCAACTACACCGGCGGATGGTTGTGGGTCCGAAGGGCGATACGTGGGCATACATCGCGGTAGATACATCGGGTCCTTACCTGCGTGGAGAGCCTGACTACTGCTACCACCTGCGCACGCTCGGAAGACCGATTGAAAGCGTCGGAGCGTGAGCACCTCAGCCGGGTGGCGGCACTCGGTTGTATGGTTTGCCGCAGGCTCCACGGTCCCCATGATCCCGGTCCGGTTGAAATCCATCATAAACGGGCCGGCACCGGGGCTGGAAGGCGCTCCAGCCACTTCGACGCATTCGGCTTGTGCGTAGAGCACCACCGCGGGAACACGGGCGTACACGGGCTAGGAACGAAGGGTTTCGTTAAGCACTACGGGTTTGATGAGGCCGATCTGCTGCAGGACGTGCGTGATCTTTTAGATTAGGGTTTTCCCTAGTAAATATTTTTGCTCAAACCTCACACAAAAGATTTTAGTTGTGAGACTATCTGTTCATGCACTGCACTTCGCGGGGCACAACAGAGAAGGAAAGCGAAATGAACAACGACCTGCAAATTAACAACATCGACACCCTCGGCGCACTGCTCGCACAGATCGCTGACCTAACCAAGCAAGCTGACGCGATCAAGGACGCCATCAAGGAGTCCGCAAGCGCAGGCGGCGACAAGGTTGTGGAAGGTGCTCTGTTTAAGGCTACTTACGTTGAGGCAAACCGCGAGACGTTTGACAAGGCTAAGTTTGTCAAGACCTTCGGTGAGGACGTGTACAAGCAGTTCACTAAAGTCTCGGCAGTGTTCAGCGTCAAGGTCACCAGCAAGTAAACCAACCGCCCCCTTCGGGGGGCAATAAGGAGAGAATCATGGAAATAGAAGTGAGCATCGGACTAGAGAATTACGGGCGTCTGTCTGCATCGGAGCACGATGAGGGCGTCTGGTTTCACCTGTTGCACCGGTACGGCACCGCGTACGCAGTATTGACACGGGAGCAGGTCGAGCAGTTGATTGTGGGTCTGCAAAAAATCCTGTTTGCCATTGATGCACGCAATAGGCTTCACGAAGAAACAGAAGAATTGTAAAAGTTTCAACCGCCCCTGAAAGGGGGTATTTCAAAGCCCATCTGGGCATCACAGAGGAGCCAACATGGCTAGTTACGAAGAGCTAAAAGCACAAGCAGACGCAATCCTCAAACAAGCAGAGGAGATGCGTAAGCAGGAGAACCGCGAGACCATCGCTGACATCAAGGCGATCATCCGCGAGAAGGGGATCACTGCGGAGCAGTTGGGATTCGCCCCGGCGGGTAAGGGCAGCCGCAAGACAGCCCCGCCAAAGTACCGCGACCCGGTATCAGGCGCGACGTGGGCAGGACGTGGCCGCACCCCGAAGTGGATCAACGGCAGCCGCGAGGAGTACGCACTATGAGCGAATATCACGCAGGCATGGACGCCGGTGAGGCCCTGATCATCTGCGAAGTAGAGCGTCTAGCGATGGCAGCCGAGACGGTACATGAGAAGAACATCCTGTACAGCTTGCTCAACCACCTCAAGCTCGCGTTTCCAGAAGAGGAAGAAGCCTAAAAATATTTTTACCAAAAGGGGTTGCGAGCCCCTTTTTTGTGTATACTGACTTCACTGCACTACAGCAGCAACCAGCGAAGGAGAGAAAAATGTTTGAGCTTCCTGATTACAACGAAGACTTTTGTTTTGGCGAAGAGGATGATCTTGGTTTTGAGGATTGTGAGTACCACCGCACCGCGTTAGTAGAAAAGTTTGTCACGCACGCTAACGCTAAGGCGTTTGAGGACCTGTACTCGTGGAAGGTTGACGGTGACCCTGTTCAGTGGCTTGCTGATCTGATCGGTTTCCCAGAGGGCCACTGGGCGTGGCAGTTCGTTGCTGATGAGCTTGAGGCACTGGCAGCAGAGTAAACAAAGCCCTTCGGGGCTTTTATAACGAGGAGGAGACCAATGCGTAAGCGTAACCCTGTAGTCAGGGACCTGATTCAGCGGCCTCCTCGTGGGGCCGGCAAGCACAAGGACCGGCGTGCGAACCAAGGACGAACCAACAAGGATCCATCTTGGTTCCATGAAGGTTCCGGTATGGATGTAGCATCAAGCAGAAATGTCCTGTAAAATCAACACTCCAACGCAATGAGACTGGAATATGTCGGACGCGAAGAAACGCAAGGCGATCACGCCTAACCAAGCCGCAAAGATTGAGGGCGCATTTGAGGCCGCAATGGCCATCAAACGCCAGCAGGAGACCATTGAAGCGTTCGGTGGTACCAAACCACCTGCTGAGGCCGCAAAGAAGGTTGGACGCCCAACCAAGCGCACCCCAGAGGTAGTCAAAGAGATCTGTGATCGCTTATCTAACGGAGAGCCATTGCGAGCAATCTGTAGAGATTCGCATATCCCAAATTGGGACACGGTTTATGATTGGATGGCGCGAGACGAAGGGTTTGCACTACTGGTCGCGCAAGCGCGTGAAAATGGCGTAGAGGCGATTGCCCAAGATACTCTGGCTATGATTGATGCGGAGCCTCGTTATATAGAGGACGGCAAGGGCGGAACCCGCATAGATGCTGGGTATGTGCAGTGGCTGAAGCTCAGGACTGAGCAGCGAATGAAGTTATTAGCGTGCTGGAGTCCTAACCGTTACGGTAACAGGGTGCAGGTGGCCGGGGATAAAGAGAATCCTCTGCAGATCAACATCCAAGCTACTGAGATGTTCGACAGCATCCTCAAGAACGCCGAGATGACGCGGCAGATCGAAGAGTGACATCCCATTTTTGCCCCAGAAATGGGGTGCAAAGTGGGAAATTGTCTCGATCACTCGCCGGCCGGTATCAGTGAAAGTGGGAAATACCCCTCGATCTGGGGGTAAATTGCCCCCTGACGTAGTTGAGATTCTCAAAGACCCAGAAACTAAGAAGAAATTCCTGACGCTCAAGCCTGAGCAGCAAGTTGCTTGGGCATGGCGGATGAAGTGGCTGCAGCAGGCGCACAAGCATCAGATAGTCCCTCCCGGTGACTGGTGGTCTATATGGCTGCTATTGGCCGGCAGGGGAGCGGGGAAGACCCGTACGGCGGCAGAGCAGATCTCTTGGCTGGCGTGGACTAACCCCGGCACCCGATCACTTGTAGCGGCTCCAACTTCTAGTGATGTCAGAGCAACCTGTTTTGAAGGTGACTCAGGTTTGATGTCTGTAATCCCGCAGGCGTTAATCTCTGAATACAACAAGGCGCTGCATGAGATCCGTTTGACTAACGGCAGCCTGATCAAGGGGATTCCCGCGAGTGAGCCGGAGCGGTTCCGGGGTCCACAGTTCCATTTTGCTTGGGCTGATGAACTTGCGGCTTGGGAGTACTTGCAAGAGGCTTGGGATCAGATCCAGTTCGGCTTACGGCTAGGCAAGCGCACGATCATGATCTGCACTACTACGCCGCGGCCAAAGGATTTAATCATCGACCTGATCGGCCGGGACGGTGACGACGTGGCGGTGACTACCGCCTCGACGTATACCAACCTCGAAAACCTGAGCGCGAACTTCAGGAAGCAGATCTTGCAGTACGAAGGTACGACGTTAGGAAGGCAGGAGATTTACGCTGAGATCATTGACCCGGAGGAGTCTGGGATCGTCAAGCGGGATATGTTCAAGTTGTGGCCTGACGGTAAGCCCTTCCCTAAGTTTGAGTACATCATCCAGTCCTATGACGTAGCGACGAGCGAGAAGGTCCAGAACGATCCGACAGCGTGTATTACGTTTGGCGTGTTCAAGCCCCTTGATGGTCCTATGGCCGTGATGGTGATCGACTGCTGGCAGGAGCGTCTGCAGTACCCTGACTTACGACCGAGGGTGATCGACGAGTACGGCGCGGTCTACGGGGAAGGGAAGGAGAAGAAGCGGGTCGATCTATTGTTGATTGAGGATAAGTCCGCTGGAATCTCGTTGATCCAAGACCTGCAACGGGCTCACCTGCCTATCCGGGCATACAACCCCGGCAATGCTGACAAGATGCAACGGTTGAACATCGTGTCCAACATCATTGCTCGTGGTCGGGTGTGGATACCTGAGAGCAGTAACAGGAAGGGATACGTCAGGGACTGGGCAGAGGGATTTGTATCGCAGATCTGCAGCTTCCCTGAGTCAACTCATGATGATTTTGTGGACGCCTGCGTTTTTGCTGAGAGCCAGATCCTGATGGCCGATGGGGTGAAAGCGATCAAGGACGTGCAGGTAGGCGACATGGTCATGACCCCGGCGGGGCCGAGGCGGGTGACTGCGGTGCATGACAACGGCCTCAAGGGGGTCTGGTTTGTTAACGGACTTTTGGCTACGGCCGAGCACCGGGTGATGACCCAGTTCGGATGGACAAGGGTTGACGCTTTGACTCAAGGCGTCCATAATGTATACCTCAACAAGGAGGCGTTATGGGGTTCAAGTCAACTGGCGTTAAGGTCGAGTCTGTGGTCTTTAATGGTAGGAAGTACCGTCGATACCCTGAAAGTGACAACCCGGCGCACCGCAGATACTTTGCGAGGGCTGGCCACCGTTTGCACCGGGATGTTTGGATCCATCACAACGGGCCTATCCCTGAAGGGATGCACGTCCACCACATTGATGGGAACACCGGGAACAATGACATCAGCAATCTGGCCTGCATCACAAAGGACGCGCACTGGGACGAGCACCGAGAGGAGCAATCCAAACGCAGCCGAACTCCGGGGCAATTGGAGCACCTTAAACGAATCAGACCAAGCGCGGCGGCTTGGCACCGATCACCAGAAGGGATTGAGTGGCACAAACAGCACGCCAAATATTCTTTGGCCAAAGCTCGGGAAACGCCTAAGGTCTGGGTGGAGAAACCTTTCCAATGCGTCTGGTGCGGCGCTGAAGGCCTGCGCAAGAGTGATCGCCGGATGTACTGCTGTTCCACCTGCCAGAACGCCGAATCACGTTTCCGTCTTGGTAAGTCGAGTTACGAACACCCATACCATTCGTCACGTCTTTGATCTGACGGTGGAGGGTGAGCACTGCTACTACGCCGAGGGGATGCTCGTCCACAACTGTACGCAGGCTCTGAGGTTCTTGCGGGATAGTGGCTGGTTGGATATTGACCCGCCGCCTGACGATGACTGGGACGAGGATGACTATGTGGACAGTGGCCGATCGCGCCGGAGGGAGAACCCGTATGCGCAATAAGGCTGTCATAAGGATGAGGGAATACGCAAGTAGACTTCTTGTGGGCGACGTGCCCTACTCGAAGGAGGTGATCATGGTAGGTGGATTCTTTGATGGCGACGACAAGTCGATCGCTGTTGTAGCAGAGCGGATCGAGTTTGAGGCCGAGCACAATGTCTCGGAGTATTCAGAGCAGACGATTGAGAACTTCAACCTGACGGTTGCTTTGCTGAAGTGCGTAGGCGACATGGTTAAGCGTATTGACTACCTCCTGAATGGAGACGAAGACGAGGACACGTTTCTCGCGCTTTGGGCTGATCGTTTTGGCGTTGACGAGTCCGAAGATGATGAGGATGCTGAGGACGCAGATGGTGAAGACGAGCAGACTAACGACTAAAGTTCGCTGACATCGATTAGGTTACCCCGGAAGTCCAGCATCCCTTCGGAGTGCTTCCGGGCAATCTCAGGCCACAGTAGTTGGCTATCGCGGATGGTAAGAACCGCGAACCCGGAGCGCCAGTTGGCAGGGTTGTCTTCCATATAATCTGAGAACTGTGGGCCGTCAGTGTCCGCCAATGTTCCGGTGTCTATGCCCCATCTGGTTCCGTTATAGTCATCAAAGGGGGTGCATTTCAAGGAATGCAGGTGCCCTGTGACGATAGACTTGCCGCTACCTACTGCGTTGTTGTGGGTAGCGTGGACGCCGTTCTTGTAGCGGTGCTTGACGACTAGATTAGGGGTTGGCCAGCACGTCCAACAGGGGGTCCACTTGGGGAAGTGGTCTTTGAGGGTGAGCCCTTGAACCCCCTCGAATTCGGGTACGAATGAGCTCAGGCGCGACTCAAACCTAGCGTCATGGTTGCCTAGTGGCCAGACGAGTTGCGTGTGATGGCGAGCCTTATGGCAGGCTTTCTCGATCTCGGCCATAGCTTCTTTGCAGGCGTCTAGTTCCTGCTTCACGTTTGGCCTCTGGCTCCAGCCAGATCTGGGGTGTCGGCTGATTGAGGCTCCGTCAAATATGTCACCGTTAGCGATGACCATATGCGGTTTAAGGGTCTTTATAGCCCATAGGAGGCCCTTGAAGGCAGTTGTACGGATGCCGGGCCAGAAGTGTGCGTCGGAGAAGACGAGGATGATGCCGTCTGTCATGCCGCCGATGTGGCGCATCTTTGTGAGGTGGTGCTTTGGCTCAAACTGTGGGCATTTGGCCACTTCTGCTTGTAGAAGGATTTTGTATTTGTCTTCGATGATGCGTCGTCTTTTGTGGACGGTTCGCACTGTTATGCCGGTCTCGTCGGCGATTCTCTGGGGGCTACGGAGCCGCTCCCAGAGTTGGATGAACTCATCGTCGGTGATAACCATAGCGTGCCCATATGTTGTGCAGACCGCTTGATACCAGAGGGTAGTATTGTTGTCTAGCGCAACATGAAGAAAAGTGTTGACAAGCTGGACTTAGATGGACTATCTTTGCTGGGTGAGGTGTAGAAGCCTAACAAGAGAGCCGTTAAGCCTGATCCCGACCCCGTATGGGGTAGCGTCCCAAAAGGATGTTCTTCTACCGGGGTCAGACTTAACGGCTTTTTTGCGTTCTGCGCCTGACCGTACCCTTCGCGTCAGCAGTGCACCTAGATGGGTGGCCGAGGAGAAAACATAGGCTCGCGTACACCCGTTGTAGCCTCGCGGCGTTCCAGAGCGACCGTACAAGACGGAGGTTCCCTATCGTGACTTGGGACACCATCGAGTGAATCTGGCGTCCAGCGAGTGCTGGGAGGGGATCCAAGAGAATCCCTCCGGGCAAGATGG